AGCGCAACTACGAGGTCGATGTGAAAGCCTTCATCCTGCCCGATGGCCGGGCTCTCGCCTTTTGTGAGATGAGCGGCGGCGGCAAACACGGCGAGCCAGACGCCTACCCTTGGGTTGAAGAGGCCAAATTCATCAAGATCTCTGGCGTCGAAGAACGCGTCATCAAGACTTACAAGTTCGAGGATATTCCAGAAACCTCGGAGGTGACGCCATGATCTTCGCCCCGCTCTACATGGCCTACCTGATCTACAGGGGGCCGTGGCGATGAAAGCACGCATCGAGAAAAAGCTCAGTAAGCGCCTCGTTCAGCTCCACCCCGCGCTGTATGGCAAGGCATGGCGAGACGATGAGAAATCCGAACTGGCTTACGACCAGAATTCGAGCGTCAGGCATTGCCTGAGTGTTGGCGGGGGCACCGACTACTGGGGCGAAGGGATGGATGCTTACACGGTGTGGGCTGATTGGAAAATGAATTGGTGCTGGCATGGGCCGTTCGAAGCCCACCCCGACGGCCACCAATCAGAGGGATATCCAGACACGGGCGGCTTCAGGTCAACCACGCGAAACCTGCTGAAACTGGCGGTCGACTGTGAGCTGGCCGAGCGAGCCAAAGGCCGCCGGCGATGAGCCACTTGGTCAGCGTCCGAACCGTGGAACTGACCGGCCCGGCGCTGGACTGGGCAATCAACGCGATTGAGGGTGATCAGCAGCCCGACACCGGCCAACTACAACTGTTCGCCCTGCCCGACGCCGAGCAACTGATCACGAAGTACGGCGTCTGGGTCGATGTTGGCCGCCGGCACCCATGGCTGGCTGACGCGACAAACAACCCGTTCAGCCGCCAGCCAGGCGAAACCCGGACGATCGCCGTGTTCCGCGCCGTGGTTTTCGCCAAGCGCGGCGCCACGGTCAAGGTCCCCGCCGAACTCATCCAGCAGTAACCCCTACCCCCACTCAACAGCCTGCCGGTGTACGGCGGGCGAGGAATTCGTATGTCCGCTCTGAACCGCTTTCATGAAACAGCGAGCGATGCGCTGGAGAAAATCAGCGCCAGCTTGCCGGCCGGCGCCAAGATCTGCCTAGCCATCTACACCCCGGAAAAGCCAGAACTCGACATCGTTCTGCAGGACAAAGGGCTCGACCTGAACGAGGTGGTTTCGACATTGCGCCGGCGGGGCCTGAGCATCGATGGCGACAACACCTACAAACGAGACCTGCTCGACGCAACCGTAGGCGCGTTGGCGCTCGGCGCGCAGAACAACAACCCGCCGCCGGCCGAACACTGGGGGCAGCGCTTCTGGGATATCGGTCGGGAGGAACGCGAGTTGCACGACGAGCTGGTCGCGGCACTGAAGCTCACCCGCGAGAACCTGCGCGCCTGCCAAGCAACGATCCACTTGGCCGGAGGCTTCGATCCCGCCTACGTCAACGATGCACAAGCCGCCATGAAGATCGCCGACGCGGTTCTGGCCAAGGCCGGCGCATAACCCATCACCACCTTCTGCCGCCACGCGCGGCATGGAGCATCGTCATGTCTCGCATCGAAGAAAGAGAAGGCTGGAACCTCGCCGATCAACTGCTCAAGGACGGGCGCCAGGTAGACCCGATCTTCGGCGGCGTCGAGCGGGTCATCGCCAATATTGAAAAGACCGCCGCGCTCCGGCCTGAAGGGTATCGGGTGGGCATTCAGAAACGCATCGAGGTGGAACGCCATGGCAGCGTATGACATTCACGCCCAGAACTCCGACGGCACCCCGGGCAAGTTGCTCGACGTCATCGACCGTGTGCCAGAGCACCGCAAGGCCGGCCAGTTCGTCGAGTTCGACGGCGAGATGCACAAGGTCATGACGGGTATTCGCAATTTCATCATCGTCACTCAGGAGCGCTGGGCGCGGGTGGCTGCTGCATCGTGGAGAAAATCATGAGCGAGATCACCGGGGGCGTCATCGGCATGTCGTTTGAGATGGCAATGAGCAGCGAATTATCGCGCCGGCAGTTCCACTCCATTGCTCAAGCATTGCTGGCAGAACGCGATGGACTTGAAACCAAGGTCGCCCAGCAGGCGCAGATGATCGAGCACCTGCGCGGCGGCCCGACTCCACTATACACCGCCGTAGACATGGCCAATGCGGCGCGGGATGGGTTCATGGATGGGGCAGCGAGTGTTGTGGTCACCCTTTCTAAAGGCGATTCACTGGCGCGGCGGATGTCTGGGCCGCAGGAAGATGGTAGCAATCCGATGATATCGCGGGCAGATGCCGTTGCAGCAATCGAAGCAGCCGGCGGGACCGTGCAGGGCGGAACCAAATGTAAAGACTACGGCCATGGCGGATTTTCATGTGGCGCAGACGATTGCTGGTTGCGCTCGGAGCCAAGACCATGACTGACTACGAAGCCCTGCAGAAACGCTGCCAACGCGGCGCCACGAACCTCAACGATGCCAACAACCTGCTGGCTGATTGCTATGGAATGCTGGGGAGATTGGTGGCGGAGAACGAAGCGCTGCGCCGTGAAAAATCAGAACCCTGTGACGGCTGCTTCATGAAAGATGCCGAGGCGCTGCGCAAGGATGCCGTCATTGGACGAATCGTCTACCTCTTCTTCGATCGCATGGATGCCCCAGCAGAGACTGACCCGCTCGAAAAGAGCGTGGGTCTTTTCCTAAATGCAGTTCGAGCCGCCATGAGCAAGGAGAGTTGAGATGAACACAGCAACCGAAGAAATCGAATTCATCCGGCTGCCAAGAGTGATCGCGCTTGTCGGCCTGAGCCAAACGACGATTTACGACATGGCAAACGCTGGACGATTCCCAAAACAGGTCAAAGTTGGCGGCCGGGCGGTGGCCTGGATCAAGTCCGAGGTTCTGCAATGGAGCCAAGAAAGGGTTGCGGCCGCGCGCGGTGATCAGCCCTCTGCCTCCAGCGAATCAAGATAGTCCGCCCACGCCTGCATCATCTCCCGTCGCTGCTCTACATACTCGGCATGGTTGTAGGTCTTCCTGACCTTGCTAGAGCTTGCATGTGAAAGCTGCGCCTCGATCCAATCCTCGTTGTACCCCATCTCATTTAGAGCTGTAGAAATCGTCGCACGAATCCCGTGCCCGGTTAGCTGGTCTCTATATCCCATACGCCTCATAGCGGCATTTAACGAGTTATCACTGATTGGCCGGGTAGGCTCGCTCCGCCCGGCGATCAGCAACTTGTAGCGCCCGGTCAAGGCATGCACTTTTCTCACCTCCTCAACCGCCTGCCGCGAAAGTGGCACCAAATACGGCGGAACCGAATCACCTCCCTTGCTACGAATCACCTTCCTCAGTTGCTTCACCGAATCCGGCGGGATTGTCCATAGTCCTGCATCAAGGTCGAACTGCTCAAATTTCGCGTGCCGCAATTCACCTGTGCGAACTCCTGTAAGCAGCAGAATACGAATGGCGCCGATGATGTAGCCTGTTGCGCGCTTAAATTCCCGCAAATTGCGTAAAAAATCTTTCAGTTCGTGCCGGCGCAACATTGGGTTGTGCTTCACTGGCGGCGGCTTGGCCGCAACGATGTCTAAGTCCGATGCAGGGTTCATCTCCAGATAGCCCGATGCAATGGCGAACCGGAAAATCTCATTGAGCCATGACCTGCATTTTTCGGCAGCACTCAAGGCTCCGCGACCTTCAATCCGGCGCAGAGTAGCAAGCACATCCTGCCGCTTTATTTCAACCACAGGGATTTTACCAAGGACTGGGATTAGGTCGTTTTCGAGATAGGCTCTTGACTGATTAGCCGCACCTCTCTTTGAATCAACCCAGCGCGGAGTTTTAAAGGCGTGCCATTCGTTGGCGACGACTTCAAAGGTCTTGATCGCCTCGGATGCCGAAATGCGCTTTTCCTCGCGCCGCTTCGATCGAGGATCTATGCCTTTAGACACAAGCGAACGAGACTGATCGCGCAGATCTCGAGCTTCTTTCAGGGATATTTCTGGATAGGTGCCCAGCGACATGCGCGGCTGCTTGCCGTGCCAGGAAAACCTGAAGTGCCAGGATTTTGTGCCATTCGGGGCGACAAATAATGACAAGCCGCCGGCATCGGTGATGGAGTAACCTTTGTCAGCTGGCTTAGCCAGCCGGACAGCGGTATCAGTGAGGGGCATTAGTACACTACCTAGGCACTCGAATTCAGAAGTGCTGGATAATGTACTAAAATATGGAGGGTCGTATAGGCTATTGCCGGACCTTATCGGAAGATAAAAGGTAGCGGGTAACCAGCGAAACATTACTCGGCGGACGGCACCGTAACTCAGCGAAAGTCAGTTTGAGTCATGGTCCCTGAACCAAACTGAGCGCGAAATCCCCAGTAGATACTGGGCTTTGGAAATGAATGAAGAATCCGATGTGCTATTCAGTGTACTTTTCAGCACGTGCTGACCTTTGCGATCAGCTTAAGTGATAGGCGCTCTTGTACAGCGCCACCTCATCGCCCCCCATCAGCTCCCAGGCGAAGTCTTCATTCTTCGGTCCGCCCTTGCAGGCCGCATAACGTGATGCGCCACCGATCCGAACACCTGCATAAATCAGATGGCTCTGGATCAGAGGCGCGCCGGTTACCTGCAGCATTTCGTAGAGCATGCTGTCGCACCACGCCTTGGGCTGTTGATTGAAGCAGTAGCTGGCATCGTGGACGATCCCCGGCAGGCGGCTGTCAGTGGTGTTGAACATCGGCTCGGCCAGCCAAGGGATCGAAGCAAGGTCAGTGATAAAATACTTCGGTACATGCTGGTAGCTTCCGTCCTTGCGCAGGTAGCCGAAGTCTTCCATGACAACCCACTCTCCGACCTTATACGGGCGCAGCAATGGGATCAGGGAGAACTGCCCCGGCCCGTTGCCGATATAGGGATAGGCCAAGGCGCCACTTACATCGCTCATTTCCCGCTGTCCGCTGCGCAAGTGATCACCACAGAGTTCGGCAGCAGCAGGCTGTTGATGACCGCACGGTTCAGTGCGCGATCTGGAACAGGCAGTGCGCAGTAACCAGTCACGATCTGCGGCAGAGGTGTAGTGCCCTGCGGAATGGCGGAGCAAGCGGACAAAACACAGGCAGCAAAAAGCGACCCAGCAAAGAGGGCTGATTTCATGATGGTGTACCTGATGGGTTTGGGGTGAACAGAGGTTGATGCAGCGGGCTTATGCGGCAGCCACTCCGATGGCGATCGCTTGGGTTCCGGTCTTCCCGGCGAACAGCGCGGCATCAGCGGCACGACGCCGGGTCAGACCTCGCATCGGAACACCTGCTGCCCGATTCCAGCGTGCGAACTGTGCAATGGCGCCGTCCATATCGCCGGCGTTGATCAGTCGGAGCAGCGTGGAATGTTGAAAGTTGCCAATGCCTAGGTTGTAGGCAAAGTCAACCAAAGCGTCGAACTGTCCTTGACTGATACTGGTGGTCACCGCGCAGGAAACTGCCATCTCTCGCGATGCGAGGTCATTCAGTAACTGAGCGTCTGCCTTGGCCTGAGTCCAAACGAGGCCGCGCACGACTTCCGGCCCGGTATGTCCCCAGCCAATCGTCCATGGTGCACCACCGGTGGCTGGATCTGGGTAAGCCGATAGTGAGCAGCTTTCGAAGTGCTTCAGTACAGAGATGCCATTTTGTGAAATGCGCATTTGTCAAACTCCGGGCATGAAAACGTCGGCACGTCGGTCGGCGTTCGGGAGGATCTGCAGCAACTGCTGCTGAGTGATGGGCATACTTTTCTCCAGACAATAAAAAACCCGCCGAAGCGGGTCGTTCTAAATATTAAAATTACTACTACGCTGAAGATCTAGAACCGAACATAATTTTCTTTCTAAGGTATCTCGAAGCGGAGATTGATGGAATCTCTACAAGCTTGTGCATCAATGATGACAAGAGCAAAGCCCCTGCAATTGTCACCGCCCAAACAGCTGGAGCGCCAAAAGATCGATACACAAACAATAGTGAAAGATTCAGAACCAGTATGTGGTTCAGGTAAAGACTATAAGATACCTTGCCAAGGTATCCGCCTAGCTTAACAAGTGCCTCAGACTTCATGGTAAGCGCAAGACATACAATAAATGCCGATCCGAGACCTATAGCCAAATCTCCAAATGCCCGATAACCGAGATTCCACGGATTATCAAATGGATATGCATATAGCATCAATGCCAAAAACCAAAGAGAGATCCTTGGTGCTGATACAATTCTAACGAACATCCCGTTCAATAAATCCTGCCGCAACGCTATAAATGCTCCTGTAGCGAAGAACGTTGAATAGTGAAGCGTCTGTATCAGATCACCTTGAACCGCAGAGAGCTGCACGTTCCCAAGCATTGCCCAGCCGATCCATGCTGACAACAAATAGAATCCACTTACAGCCAATGCGCCAAACCTAGAGACGAGAAAGTAAATCAATGGAAAAGCGATTGATATACGCATCTCATGCACAATAGACCAAATAGGAGGGTTCACCTCCGAGGTATTGAAGTGACCAATCATAAACAGATGATCAAACAATCCACTTAAACTAAAATCGGGCTTTGGAACGCCCATCCATCCTTTATCCCAGTCGACGACACCAGAGACCGCAACATAGACAAAAAACGCTACAACAACTGATGCAATATATGGCGGAAACAACCTTACAACTCTAGATACAAAATATGCATCATATCGATTATTTTTGATTCCCTGCCACATTCTAACAAGAGCAAATCCACTAAGAACAAAGAACAGTATTACAGCCTGGTGGCCAGACCAAAGTATCTTTAAAGGAGACCACTTTAGCCACGACCATAATGGCTCTACATTATATAGCCCGGCTATAGTTGTATGCGCCACAACCACAGCAAGTGCCGCAACTCCACGCAATGCGTCAAGCGATTCTTCTCTAGATTTATATAGCGACAACAAAATATAGGCTCCATGCTTTCTATGGAGCTTATATCATTTCTAGAGGCTTAAAGCATCAAGAGTGCTTCACTCGGGATGCGGCAGGTTTCCTGTAATTGTCCCTGCTGGAAGAGAGTCCCACCAGACCTTGTACCTAGGGTCATCGGCAAAAATCTCCCCCTGAAACGGGACATATTCGATCGGCTGTGGGGAGCTGAATACCCCCGTAATGCGAGCCATAGATGCGTCTTCAAACTCAGCAATCATGGGCCACCTCAGAATTCATAGTTTTTAGCATTGATGGTGAAGCTAGCAGTCCCTGCGGTGCTTGTGGTGGTTTGATACACATTCTGCGGCGTAGAAATGGCAACCCTGAAAGGAACCGCCTGCGAGCTGCCAGCAGTCAAGTTGCAGGTGTTGAATTGACCGCCAAGAGTGCCAACAATCGTAGATGTGATGATCTGCGATACTGCTGACACGGCTGAGTTGCCAACCTGGTTAAAACCGCTCACGAATTTTGCAGAATATGGGAAAGCGGTCGATGGCCTTGCAGTAGGGCCACCCACGAAGGAGGAGCCGGTCAAAATACCAGCGCCACTGTAGTCAACGGAGCGATCCAACTGGAAGAACTGTGCAAACTGACCAGCCGTAGCGCTGATCGGCGCAACGGAGATCAGGGCCGAGGCCGTATATCCGGCCGGCATATTCGCCCCACCATAGACACTTGGCAGAACCGCAGATGCTTCCATGGTGGCAAGCAGAGCCGACACTTGCGTGGTCGGGTTGTAGATCGCGTAAATGCCGACGAATCCGTTCGCGGTAGCCGTGCCGGTATCAATGCCGCCGGCGCCGGTGCCTCCGAGGTTGATCGTCTTGTTGAAGGACGACAGGCAGTAACGCAGCCCGCCCAGCGCAGACTCAACGATGATCTCGTCAGCAGTGAATGTTGCTGATGCCGAAGTGGCGGCGACCGAGCAGCGAAGGTTTCGCACCGAGCCTACAAGACCAGAGATCTGTCCGAAGGTCACGGCGTGAGCGGCAACAGTCGCGACAGGAACAGACGGGTTCACGGAGAACACCGGGGTCAAGCCGTGGAGCGTGCTGTTGATCAGCGGAGCATTCGGTGCAGTGGTGATGTTCCCGGACGTGATGGTGGTCTGTCCGAAAGCTACGGTAACCACGTACAGGCCGATGTAACCGGCATCAGGAGAGGGAGTGACTTGAGTGCCGGTGGCTGCGGAAGCGCCCGCCTTCACTGCTACGACAGCAATTCCTTTGCGGGCGGTGTTTTGGGTCAGGCCGTTATTACCCATGCCGCTGTATGGCATAGACGGGTTGGCGCTGTTGTAATAAGGCAGCAGTACAGGCGTCGAGTCGGAATCCTGGTACGTGACCTGAACGAGGTAGTTGATCGACTGCCCAGTCGTGCCTGGGGCCGCACAGCTAAGCGTGACGCCATCCAGCATGATCCCCTGCTTGAGAATCGAGTGGGTGGTATCGGCCGGCAGAGTCGAAAATGCCAAGGCGTCGATGGCGGTAAGGCTATAGATCTCGCCCGGAGCGCACAGAACCTGTAGGGATGCTGGGCCTGTTGGCGTTACCGCAAAACCGGTCGCCATGGTGCTGGTTCCGAGCAGCGCAGAAGCAAGCTTGGCCGCTCCGATCATGGTGTCCTTCGTCATCTGAAGAAGGCTGGTTTCCGGCAGGATCTGGCCCGGGTAAACAATCTGTCTGTCCATGGAATCCCCAAAAAAAAGCCCGCACAAGGCGGGCATAGAGTTGAATGAGTGGTTCAGTTGGTGATCCGGTACCAGATCGTTGACCCGTACATCTTTGTGGCTTCGATAGCGGCCACAATGTCGGCGTCGGATACTGCGGGGGAAAGCTGCGTGCTTGGGACCAGTCCGCTAGTGACTGAAAGACCAAACCAATTCGTATGGATACCCGGCCAATTGGCCGCTCCGCTGCCTGTAGGTCTGTAGGCGGTCACGAATGCCTGATAAGGACAGCTCGTGGAGCCGAGCGGCCCTGCGATACCAAGGCCAAGCGTCAGCCCAAGGCACCCGCAATCGTCAGGCTTTGCTGGTTCGATGATCAGCGGATAGCGCCCAGTGAGGTCGAACAGCACTTGACTCATGCCGCGCCGAGTAGCGCGCTCGCGGAAGATGTTGATCAAGATGCGGTTTCGATAGCTCGGATCGAGCTGGGTCGAGAACCGAATCAGGTTGTTGCCGAAGAAGTCCAGCCCAATCAGGTCAAGCCAGCCATCAGTGGCTGTTTTGATTCGCGTCTGGTCCTTGGCATAGAGGTAAAGAGTGAACCCCCATGAGAGCGCTTGGGCATATCCCCAGAGAAGCGCGTCCCTGATCGGGTTGTTATCGCCGAACCAGCCAAGCGGCAAGAGGTTCTTGAGCCGGCCGAACATGTCTGTCTGATCGCCAACGCTCATTTAAGCCACCGTCACTGTGCCTGGTCTGATGACCTGTTTATTGGTCGCCGCGAGATCGGCGGTACTGCCATTGAGCAGTACGCCGGAGACATTGGTGATTGATGGGCTGACTGAGTAAGCCACCGCTGCAAGCTGTGTGTAGGGCAGGATCTGACCCAGAGTCAGCTTGGCGATATACGCCTGAATCGCTGCGGTGACCTGAGCCACAACGACGCTGTGGGTGACCGTAGCATCGGTGGTGATGGTCATCCCGACGTTTGCGGTCACCAGAACTGGGCCGAAAACACCGTATCGGGTTGTGAAGCCGCGAGCCGATTCAATGGCGGCGGCAGCATTCACCAAAAACGATCCTGAAGGCGCCCCACTGCCGTCATCAACGACCGCATAGAAGTAGCCATACAGAGTGTTGCCGCTGTAGTCCTGATTCTCTGTCAGCGTGTAAGAAACGCCCTGCTGCATCGAGGAAAGCGCATATTGAATGGCTGCCTTCGTTGCCTTCGACAAGGACTGAACCCAGAGCACGAACCTTGCCCGGAATGCTTCGTCCGTCTCTGGATCAACACCATTGGTGAATACCGCAGAGTTAGTCACGGTATCAATGCCGCTGATGGTCCCGACGATGACAGTTACAGTCCCGATCAGGGCGTTCCCAGCAGCACCTGCGGTACTGGCAATCACCGGCACAGTGACCGATGCGGTGCCACCCGGCACCAGATAACCGCCGAGCGTGGCGTTATAGAGCACGTTCGTAGTATCGATGGTCACCGAATACTGCTGCGAGCCATCGGTCGAACCAACCAGCGCGCCGATCGGGATCAATGCAGAGTTGGTCGGCGTGAATCTTGAAAAGGTTACGCTGCCAGTGGCAAAGCTTGCAGACAGGCGATAAAAGCCGAAATCAGCCATCCAAGAATCGAGATCGGCGCCGGATGACGTCGATGCGCGCGTGGTGGCCAGCAGCGTAACAATCAACTGCTGGAGCCATTGGAGGACACTGGCATTGCTTTCTGTGATCGCCCGCAGCAGAGAGCCTATGGTGAAATCCACAAGCCCAGCGGCACGGCCCTGAATGGCTGTCACCTGATCACGCACCAGCGTGGTGAAGTCCTTGACGTTGAGAGATGCCATATCAGCGATTTACCTCGAACGAAAGCGTCACCGGCTCTCCAAGCGGGGAGTCGGTGTAACTGATATTTACGGAAATGGTGTCGTTTGATGGTGTGACATAAATCACTGGCGCGGGCTTCTTAGCCACGCAATCCTCAAGCAATATCTGCCCTCTGATATTCGCGATGATTTCCGGAATATTCATCAGGGCGCCGACGTAGCGGCCAAGCCCTGCCCCATATTCAGGATGAAACAGGTAATCGCCTGGGTTGGTGATCAATCTGCGCAGAATCCTTTGCTTGCCTCTCTCCATGCCCTCGACCGGCGACAAGCTTCCGGTCGGGGACAGTGAAAGATCGTCTCCGGGGTAGTGGTTCAGGTCTTTCATGGGGTTGGCACCGAAGAAGTCCCGCCACCAGCGGTGACGCCGCTTGTGCGGTGAGTTTTTAGGCTGATGGTGTCGGCCTTGACATCGCCACCAGTCACTACAACACCTGTGCTGTCAGTAACTGTCAGCGTGTGGTCCATCGTGACTGGGCCGCCGGTGAAGTGGTGCGCTGGGGCGTCGTAGTTGATTGCGACCCCTGAATGCAGCGAGACGGTCCCGTCCGTGTTGAACTTGAGCAACGCGCCAGACTTGTGAACCATCCAGATTTCGCCGGACGGGACTGGCATTGCGAGATTCAAGCTATTCGTGTGGCGCGCCGTTACCCTTCCACTGTTGGGATCGAATGAATCGAACTCGACAGTGACCTCATCGCCGATCTGCGGACCGAATTGAACCCCCCAGCCATTACCGACGGCTGGGCAATCCAGTTTTAGCCAATTGGTTTCACGGCCTTCAGGCTGAATAGCAACCTTGACGACGCCGTTGTCCTTGTCATAGCTGGTGATAGTTCCAGAGCGCGACCCGGTTGCGTCAGTCGTCTGGGTCTGGTGTAGCGCATTCGTCAGTTGTTGGAGGCTCACGGCTGCACCATTGAGTTGGGGTTATGATTCTTGGCCGTCAGGCTCATCTTGTAGCCAGACTCGAAGCTCAAAGATCTGCGCACAGAGTCGACGTAATAGAGCTGGTCAAACCCTGAGCCAGTACCCTCAACGCGCACGATTGTGTTCGGCATCAGCGAGTTGTCGCCCGGCAGTGATCCGGACACGCGCATTTCGTGGTCGGTGATCTGTTTGTGGATCTTCTGCGCCAGTTGCTGCGCCGCGTTCTGGTCGAGGCCGTTGCGCTTGATCTCGTAGACCTGCCGCTTGGCCGTCGCCTGCCCGGGCGAGATGCCTTTCGCAGAGTTGGTCGGGTACGTGGCTTTGACTGTCTTGCCGTCATTCCACGACAGCACCTGCACTGTCACACCCTTCGCCAAGGTCAGATCTCGCTCAAAGGCCAGATCATCAGAGGTGTTGCACTGCGGATAGGCCAATGCGCCAGGCTCTACCCACTTGATCAGGTACTGATCAGTGGTGTCAGGGTTCAGGGCAGGCTCGTAATGCAGTTCGTTGCCGATCACATAGACCTGAAATCCGTCCAGCCCGGCGAAGTACGCCAACAGGTCCCACTCTGTGCGCTCGTCAGTGACGTGCGCGTGGTCCCATTTGGTGATTCCGCCGACCTGAGTTGTGGTCGCAGTGACAACTGGTTTCAGTCCGCGCCGATTCGCCAGCAGCGTGGCCACCTGACTGGTGGTCATGTTGGCGAATTTCTCGTTGGTCTTCGTATCGATGAACTTGCTGGTGTAGTCGCGGCCGTCGAGGCTTACCTCGAACTTGCTCATATGAATATTGAGTCTGTCCACGGTGCCGACGATTAGCTCGCGCCAGTCCTCAACGCCTTGGCCCAACAAACCGATGGAAATTGAAACCTCGATCGATGTTTGCGCGCCCCACCACTGCACAGTGTTGTACGGCGGCGGCATTTCAGTCCGCGCAAACACCACAGAGAACGTGTCCGCCGAGTAAAAGGCGTTGCTGTCGATCTCGCATGACACAAACGGAACCTCTACCCCGTTGAGCAGCAGACGGCCGACTACCTGCCGGACGATTTGCTCTGTCTCGGCCGTATTCAGGTCCATCTATTCACCTACTGGGATTTTGATCGTCTGGATGCCGTCAAGCTGAGGATCGACAATGCTGTTTGCCGCAGCGATTTCCGTCCATCGCGATTGGTCGCCGTAGCTGTCTGCTGCGACTTTCTGAAGGGTCGAGTTGCTGGTCGTGACACTGGAGGTGCCGTTCGCCAGCGG